GACTCAGTGTAAGCAAAGATACGATACTGAGCCTTCTCTCTTAGTACAAGAGATGAGAAATTAGGAGAACTTGAAAGGAATACATTAGCATCCTTAGCAATAGGGTCAGAGGCAACGTCTAGTCCGAAGTCACCAATACGGTCTGTAGCACTTAGCAATCTTAAACCATCAGGAGCTAAGTACATGATGTCACCACCTACCTCCTGTACAGTATCTCCGTTAATACAACCAATACGGTCTGTAATGTTAGAGATCTGAAAGTCTGCAGATGTGTTACCTGTTAGTCTTTTGACTGTGCTGTCTGTAAAGATGATTAACTGATCACGAAATACTGCAAGGCCTGTAACTTCGTGTGATACGTTAAGAACGCCTGCACCGTTAGCTGAACTAAAGTCATCTACTGTAAAGGGTGCAGCAAAGTATATGTTGTTGTCTTTAGCGTAGAATGCTGTGTTCTTGAATACAGCTACATACTTAGCACCTTGAATGTCAGCACTGTTAGATGCATCCATATAAGTGAAAGAGTTACCTGAAGTAGAGAATACTGCAGGGAAACTTGTACCATCTACAAACACTACTTTATCTGTACCATCCAAGTTAAACTCAGATGTACGGGCTTTACCTGTGTTTGTAGAAGTACTTGTAGCTTTACTTGTCCAACCAGCGCCAGTACTCGTGTACCACTCTACTTGATTGGAAGCATTCTTACGCCCAGCTACAACAAGACCTGCGCTAATCACCTTAACGCCTAGAACTGGTCCTGTACCTGGTACGACTACATCGCTGTATTTAGTATAGCCTTTGATCTTAGAGTAGCCACCCTCTTTGTTTACTTCAAAGTTCTGTAAGATAGTAGCAGAACCAACGGCATTTGTACCCTGTTGGAGCGGACTAAGGTTAGAAACCAGTCCACCCTTAAACTCTATGGGAAATGTCTGCCATTGCGTAGCCATCAGTAATGAACTCTCGTATCTCTTAAGTACTCAGTACGGTTGATGTGTAAACTTCTTAGGTTCTTAATGCCTTGAGAGAACTTCTGCTCTGAAAGTTGAGCAGACTGTGTGTCACCCCTGAACTGATAGACGTAGTACATAGCACCATCTACAATAACATGTCGGGATTGCTCTGGTATAGTTGGTACGTCTGCAGCCAAGTTAAGATCTACACTAGCAGTGAAGTACTCGTATACTACTTCGTAGGCTTTATCTGGGGCAGGTGTGAAGATCAACTCTCTGCTAGGAGTACGAACAACATACTTAGGAATAGATCTATTAGAAGTACTGGAGTTATACTCATTGTCTACATACTTGTCAAGGTATTCTTCGTAATCTAATACTTTAAGTTTAGTTGTAGCAATGTTTAAAGCCTCATCACGTCTAATACGGAAAGTGTTCATACTTACAGTTTTAGCATCATAAGGTACGGAATAACGTACTTCACCAGGAAGCAGTACTTCTGATTCTTCTACGTGATTAAAAGGCCACTCAAACTCTTCTTGGTTAATGTGACGAAGAGAAGAGTTAACTGCATCCTTAGCTAGACTAAAGAACCCTGAAGCCTGTGCAAAGTTAGACGCAGTAAGTTCTACCTCGTTCAAACGCCTGTTAACATCGTTAGTTAGACCTAGAAAGTCATAAGCCATATTACTTCTCCTTTACACGTACAAATACTGAGCGTTCATACTGCAGACCTTCAACAGTAGTGATCTTGCAAGAGACCCTGTACCGAAAGTTGTTAGTACCCAGTGAGAGACGGATTGTTGCTACAGTTAGTGTGTTAGTCTTCTGGACCATCTGTAGGCCATTAACTACGTCTGCTGCGTCAACTGCAGTCTTAACACCATCTGCATCATCAACAAACCAAGACACACCAGAGATTGTATCATCACCTAAGAACCTAGACCAGTCAATGCTGTAGTCTAGTAGCTCATCTTTATCTTTATCAGGCCATTTGTATGACATTGTAATTCCTTATGCTGCGATTCTAACTACGTAATCTTCATCCGCAGCGTTTAGTGTGACGGTTCTGTTTGATGGATCTGCAGGGATGTGTACAGTATAACCTGTCTCAGTTCTGTTAAGGATCAATACACGTTCCCTGCTGTAACTATCTTTGAAGGAAGCGTAGTCAAACTGTACAAGGTCAAAGGTGAAGGCTCCTTTGTACACGTTCATTGGTGGAGTGTTTACACGGAAGATGTTAGTCGTAATCGTTGTAACATCACCGACACTAGAAAGTATAACAGGTACTGACGGTATAACAACAGCTTTTGCAGTAACAGTAGGGTCAGATAAACTGATGACTGCTTCTACAGAGGCGGTTAGTAGATTAGATTCACCAGAGATAGTAAAGGTATCTACAGAGCCATTAAGTGCTAGACCAGCAGGCAATACACCTGCTTCAGCTACGACTACAGTAGAACCTAGATCGACTATTGCTGGGGTGCTGTCAGCAAGAGTATTGCTCTCAGCGACTACTACAGTAGAACCTAGAGTACTCGTAGCTGAGACATCTGTTAGTGTATGAACAGACGGAGCTACAACAACAGGTGAACCTAGCGTAGATACTGCAGAGGTACCCTGTATAGCAAAGACTACAGCAGAAGCTGCAGCAAAGGCCGTTACGGAAAAGGGAGAGCTACCAAAGATCATACTGTTTTATCCTAGCGTTTAGTCAGCGTCAGCAATCGCAGCATTAGCAGCAGTCATGTCTTCTGTAGTCCAGAAGTCTTTAGCTACCATGATTTCCAGATGCTCAACATTGCGTGACACTGTGTCAGCCCAATCAGCATCTTCCATGCCCTCTGGTTGACCTGCGTTAATCAAGTCAACTGAGTGGCCCATCGCTGTGTAGTGCTGTGCGATTTCTTCTGTGGTTGGTGCGTCAGTCATCTGTTATGCTCCTTCTAGGGCAGTGATACGGTCAGTTAATGCCGTGATTGTGGCTTGCTGTTCTTGGATTGCTTTGATGCACAGCGAAACCATATTTCCATAATCGAGTGCGTCTGGCTCACCATTATCGTTGTATTGCACAAACTCTGTAAGACCAGCATCGTGAACTTCTTCTGCAATCAAGCCGCCATGAACAATATCACCATCTTCACGACCTAAGCCTTTATAAGTAACAGACCTTAAATTAAGGACATCGGACAAGCCATGCGTAGCGTTAGTTACATCTCTTTTATACCTTAACGAAGAGGTTGATCTTGCAATAGTTCCAGAAGCCAAAACAACCATATTGGCTGAACTGCCCGAAGTATTGTTGTATATTTCTGCTGAACGCCACGCACTAACACTATTGTTATAATACAGTCTAGGAATACCATCCCCATCAGACAGCACGATGTTGTTGTTTGAGGTGCGGATGTCCAAGCCGCCTTGGTTGCCGTTGTAGCCGCCAAGGATAGTGTTTTTTCCGCCTGTTGTTACAAGCTGCCCCGCTCCAAAACCCTGATCACTTCTGCCAAAGAAATTGTTTCCTGCGCCAGTCGCAAAGTAACCAGCGTTGTGTCCAAAAAAGGTGTTATTATTTGCGGTGGTGGTGCTTCGACCCGCTCCGTCACCCACAAAGGTTCCAAATGCACCTACAGTATTACTATACCCAGCCTGATACCCAACTGCTGTGTTGTTGCTTGCGGTGGTGTTGTTGTACAAAGCATTACGGCCTAAAGCTACGTTATTACTGCCTGTTGTGTTGTCGTTTAAAGCGTTTGTGCCTATGCCAGTAGAACTTACGCCACTTGTGTTAGTAGTCAAGGCATTAGAGCCAACAGCAGTAATCCCTGCACCAGTGTTATTCTTGGCAGAAGAATGGCCTATAGCAACCGTACCACCAGCGGTAGCATTTTGTGCTGCTTGGAATCCCATTACAGTGCTGTAGCCACCTGTAGTAAAACTATACCCTGCCTGATACCCAACAGCAGTGTTGTTGGATGCGGTGGTGTTAAGTCGCAATGCAGAAGCACCTATAGCCACATTAGATGCACCTGTTGTGTTTGTTGTTAAAGCCGCACTACCCATTACAGTATTGTCAGCCCCTGTTGTGGTATTAGCAGCCGCAATACGCCCAACAGCGGTATTTCTTTCTGCGGTAGTATTGTCATAGAGAGCCTGATACCCAACCGCTGTGTTTTTGCTGGCGGTGGTGTTTGAGAGGAGTGCTTGACGACCAATAGCTACATTGTTTGAGCCAGAAGTATTGTTAGACAGTGGGGCATACCCTAAAGCACTATTAGAACTTCCTGTGGTATTTAGTTGT